CGCCTGAAGGTCGTCGTTGATGATGACCTTGCGGGTCAGCGCCACGATCTCGCCGTAGGTGCCGAGCTGGTAGCTGATGTTGTTGTCGGTGAGCTGCGCCCGGTGGTACTCGCCCTTCTCGTTCAGTTTCTGCAAGGCAGGCGCATCGGCGAGCAGCACGCGGTTGATGGGTTTGAAGTCCTGCGCCGTCACCTGCCGGCAGAGGGGCTGGAAGGTGCGCGGGTAGGCCTCATAACTCTGCCGCAACGTTTTGTTGGCGACGTTGGCCACGATCGCCGGGAAATCGGCCGTGGATTCCGCGCCGCCCGCAAAGAACTCCGGCCCGCGCGAGGGGCCCTGGAGCGCCAGTTCCGCAACCCGCGTCACATCCATGCCGCGCGGGTTAATGCCGCGGAACTGGAGGTACTCCTTGGCCATGTCAATGAGCTTGAAATTGCGGTACTCGCGCGCCATCTCTTCGGCGTGGCTCTGCTGGTCGGGACCGCAACCCTTGAGATACTCGCCGAGATCGTTGCCGTTGTGGTCGCGCCGCCGCGTCAGGAAGAAGCGGCTATCGGCGCGCAGCAGCAGGGCCATCTGCATGCAGGCGAGGCGCTTCTCCGCAGCGTCGCCCTGCGGGATCTGCTCGAAGATCTGGATCTTCGGACCTTTCTCCCCCGGCCCCGGCGGTAACCCCCGATCCCCTAGGTCGGCGAACCGGTCGAACAACTCCTTGCGGGCCTGGTCGACGGACACGCCTTTGGCGATGAACTCGCTGATGACGGTGGCGTCAACGCCATGCTTGACTGCGGTCGCGCTCAGCGCCTGAATCTCGCCGACGCGCTGCCGTTCGGCCTGGACCGCCTGTTCGCGCGCGGCAGCCAAGGCCTGTTCGTCAACTACACGGGCATCCGCGCCCGTTTCCTGCGTAGTGGGTTCCGGCATTGCAGGTTTCTCCTTTGGTGGGCTGATTGCCCGTAGTGCATCGATCACGCCGGGCTCCGGCGTGCCGAAAATCGTGACCTCTCCGGTGGGTTGCGCGCTCAGGAAGCACGTGTTGAAATCGGCGGGGACGGTGCAGGGAGAGATCTCGAACGGCTCCCAATCCACGGCCTTGAACATGCCGATTTCCTTGTCGTTGAGGTAGGGCGGCTTGCCCTCCGGCATTCCCTCGGTCTGGAGATCGGTCTTTTCACGCTTGTACACGAATGTGCCGAAGCTCAGGTTCTGAAGGATGCCGGCGCTGGCTTTGCGGAACATCTCGGCGCCGTCCTCATCGCCGAGATCGAACTGCAACGTGGCCATGCCTTTGTCGCCGTTCGGCCAGGCGCGCCGCACGACACCGACCTGGGCCCGGGTGCCGACTTTACCCGCGATTAGGGATTTGAAATCGTCGCCGGTGAAGTGGGTATCGAAAACGGGCGCGCCATTATTGAGCCGATCGAAGCGACAGCCCTGCATGTCGAGCTTCAGCATGTACGGCTCGCCAGTGGAACGGTCGATCCGCGGCACGAACGCGCCGCTGTACCAAACGACATCGATGGTGCCGTCCTTGGCGTTGGCGGTGCTGGGCAGGACCTGGGCATCGGCGGCAAAGACTTCCGAGTTGGGATTCGCTGGCGGCGGCGCGCTGGCATCGCGGTGCAAGTATTCGGTCTTGAGAAGTGGCATCGATTCGCCTCCGTTAATCCTTGGCCGCGTTCACGGCGATAAAATCGTTTTCGCCCAGCTTCTTGAGCTGATAGAGCTGTTTCTGGAGCCACGCGACATGGCCCTTGAATTTGTCATCGCCCTCGCGGTGCCACTTCGCCAGGTGCTGGTAGAAGTGGAAGTTTGACATATCGCCGGCGTCGTAACATTGCTTGCAGAGGTCGCTGAAACGGGCGATAGCCGCCTGTTCGGCTGCGAAGGCGTCATTCAAAATCTCGGTCACGCTGTCGTGCGTGGCTGCGGGCGTCGGGGTAATCGTGGGCGCGCCCTCGAGGAACAAGAGACGGCTGGTGAGATGCTTCAGGTGTTCCTGGCATTGCTCGTGCATTTGCTTCAAACCATCGGCCAAATCCAGGCCCAGGCGTTTCACGTCGCGCTGGTCGAGAAGGTACTGGAGTGCCAGGGTCGTCTCGATATCGATGCTTTCCTGAAGAGCAGCCAATACCTGTGGCGGTGCTTTCATCGAAGGTTTCTCCTTGTGGTGTGAGTTGTGGATTGCTATCCGCGGTAAATCCGGGCTGTGGATTCAAACGTGGTGCCCACGTTCGAGATGCCGGCCACGAGCAGTTCCCGGATCATCCCGAGGTCCTCTTCGGAGAGCGCCGCGAATCCCTGAGCTTTCGGCTTTCCGGGAGCGGCCTTGCTGCTGGGCTTCCGTTCTTCCGTGTTGGCCGACTGCTCCTGACCGCGTAGTGTGGTGTTGCGCGGGTCGGAATCGAGAATGATTTCGAATTTGTCCACCAGCTTGTTGAAGAGCGCAATCTGCTCAATCTGCGTGGTGGGATCGTACCCGTTCTCCAGCACCGCCTCGAACCACGTCTTCCGCCCCATCCGGACGTCCTTCAGCACGGCCTCGGCATCTTTCACGGGATCGACGGATTCAAAGCGCGGCGCCGTCCACTGGACTGTGCGCAGGTTGACCTTATCGTCTTTGATAACCGAAGACGGAATCTTGCCCTGCATAATCAGGGTGTCAATGAACCGCCGCCACACGGGCATGCAAAACAGCGGGATCAAAGTGAGCCAGCGGTAAGCGTCCACTGTGTTGCGGAAGCCGAGCATGCCGCCGCGCCAGGAGGAGTAATTTACCTGGGACATATCGCCGGTCCCGAGTTCGTATGGCAAGCCAATGCCCGCCATGATGCCCTGTAACTCGGTCATCTTGTATTCGCGGTAGCCGCCCGCCGCCGGCGGGTTGTTGAACTTAACCGTCTGACCGGGCTTCAGGTACTCAACCATGCCCGGCTCGAAATTCTCAACCGGGAGTCCGGTGGAAGGATCTATGCTCGCAAGGCCCAGCGGATCGCCATCGATTCCTTCCGGCTGTTCGACGAATGCGGTGACACAGGCTTCGATCTTTTTGCGGATGCGCTCCGCGTCGCAGTAATCATCCAGATCCCGCAGGGCCATCATGACGGGCGCAAGCCATGGCACGCCGCGCACCTGGCCGGGCCGGAGCACGCGATAAACGTGCATGATCTGTTCAGCCGGAACTGGCTGGCTGATGATGCCGCCGCGCGGGTTCAGGATCAGCACGCCACCGGGGTGATACGAGAATAACCAGTACGCCACGCGCCGGCCCATCTCATCGAACTGCACGCCCTCCATCACATGGCCGTTGACGAGGCCCATGGTGCGGGCCTGGTCGAGGAAATCGGCTTCGAGCATCTGGAGCTGCAACGGAATGCGAAGGCCCGCATCGGCGGGGCGCGGCCGGAACCGCACGATGGATTCACCGCTCTCGGCCATGGTGCGAACGGTCAGCGTCTGCATGCCATAGAAGTCGAGGCGCTGGGGCGTATCACAAGCCTCCGCGAAGAACGGCCATTCGGCGTCGATGATCTTGTCGATTCCAGTGTTGCCGGTCTTGGCCTTCGGCACGATTCCGGTCCCGACCACGTTGCCGGCGAGTTCCTCGATGGCGCGCGCCGCGTAGGGATTGTTGCGGACGAGATCACGGCTGCGATTGCGGAGCCAGATGAGCGACCCCATCAACTCGACGTTGGCGTCGGTTGACGCGGCATACCAGCCGTTGGCGCGCCGGCCGGCAGTCGCACCCTCATACCGGAAGCGCTGGGCGTGACGCTCGAGATATCCCGTGGTCAGATCCAGGGCCACGCGGTGCCGCACTCGCTGTAGCGCCGTGCGCGGCGACACGAGGCTGATGGCTTTATCGAGAAGATTCATGTGGTACTCGCGCTTGCGGTCCAGGTGAGCGGCGAGAGCATGGACAAGTACCGGAATACGTATTCCTCACGGCTCATCCCAAACAAATCGGCGGTTTCTTTCACGCGTTCGTATGCGCCTTCTGCCTCCCGGAGACCACGTGCTTCTTCAGCGGCGACCCACGATGGAACGGACGGACACATTGGCTATTGCTGTTTGCCGATCATGCTTCTGCCAAGCACGCCCAGCGCGAACGGTATGAGGTCCTCGCCCTTCGGCACCCGCAGCAGCCACAGTCCCGCACCAAGAACGATGAGGCTGAGGCTGACCACAACGTGGCCAGCCTCGCGCTCAACGAACCCAGAGATTTGCTCGGAGATTTGCGGCATGCGTCTACGCCTTCGCGGGCAGGACGGCCGGAGCCGTGGCCACCGCACTTTTGGTGGCGGTCTGGAGGTACGCGGCGATGTCCTTCAAGTCCGCGATCTCTTGGGAATCGAGCTGCACGTTGATGCCATTGGCCGCGACCGCGTTACCGGCATCGGTGATCGCAACGCAGATCTTGCCGAGGACCGCGAAGGCCGCCCGCTCGATGTTGACGGCGTTGGGATCGACCAGCGAGGTCAGCGCCTCCACGGTCGATTCCTGGCCCTGCACCTTCTGAAGCACGGGCACGACGGCCCGCGCGATTTTCACGATGTCGTGAGCGACGCTGGAAATGGCGTGCTCGGCTTTCTGTAACGTAATCATGCGATTTTGTCCTTTCGGGTTTTGGAATGAATCTACTGGTGCCAGCCGCATCGCCGGCTTTATCGAGATGGGTTTACCGGTTGCGCGCTGAGGAATTCCGCTTCCGCGCGCTCGGCGCTCCCCGCGCGCAGTTCGCGAATCATTTGATTCAGCGCTGTCTCGCTGATGACGACGTAGCGAGATCCTTCAGGAACGTCGACTGCGGCGCCCTGCCGGGGGGCCCGTTCAAGAGCGTCGATGATCTCGATCATGCTCATCGCTTGAAATGCTCCACCGCGACCGCCGCCCCAACGGTTACTGCTGCGGCCCAGAGGAGACCCAGGACGGCCAGCGCGCCGGTAATCCACGAACGCCATCGTTCCAGCCGCGCGATTCGCATGCCGTGCTCTGCACAGCGGCCTGGCTGCCCGTTCCCCAGCAGAGTCTTCTGCATGCTTTCCATGACTGCTCGTGTGGCCGCCATTTCGGTGGCGGTCTCGATCGCGGTCTTTTCCAGGCGCTCCACAATGGCCCGCGTCGCGGTCATCTCCGCAGCCAAGCCCAGGCAATGCTCACAGGAATGCATGTGGTTACCACCAGTCGTACTGTGTCGGCCCGGTAGGGCCGTCGCCACGTTTATGCTGCGCGAAGCGGACGCGGCCGCTGGTTCCACCGCTGGCCTTTCGCAGTTCCTCTTCGGTGGCCGCGATCGCTTTCAGCAGCTCATCCATGTCCCGGTACTGAACGCGGCGCCCATCCGGAAACTGAACCAGTTTTTCCGGACGCGCCTTGGCCGCATTCAGCGTGTCGAGGTCGGCCTGGATCTGTTGCACTGTGCGCGCCATGTTAGGCTCGGCTGAACCACTTGCGGCGCGGTATCCAAGGCTCGCGGCGTTCGGCCGAAGGCGGCGATTGAGGATTGGCCGGCGGCGCCGCTGGAGCCGCACTCGCCGATTGAGCTGCCGTGCGCCGCGCCTCAACCATCTGCTTGAAGCGCTCGCAATGGACCGCCAGTTTCAACCCGCTCGCGTACAGCGCGTGTAACGCGGCGTAAGCGTAGTTCCGCGCGTCAAGCGCTTCGTTCCGTGCGTTGGCCGGCTTGCGCCATTCCGGTTTGGGGAAACCGTTGTGGTACCGCGTGAACTTCTTTTCGGCGGTGAGCTGTTCGAAGTAATCCAGATCGCGGCCAATGGGGAAGTGGCAGTAGCCGGGCCCCGGTTTTCCTATCCTCAGGCGGTCGTACAGCGCTGCCTTCGCCGCATCCACCCCAATCATGAAGAACGGCGTCTGGTTCTTGCGGCTGGGTTTGTGCGGCCAGATGGCAGACTCGCCCGCCCGGCCCTTCGTGGCATAGACGCGGCGGTTGTAGCGGTCGCGCGTGAAGCGTAGCACGGTGGCATCTTTGAACCCGCAGTCGATGCAAGTGGCTACAATTCGCATCGGCAGCCCGGAGGCGTGCAGATATTGCGACAGCAATAGTCCATCCAGGTGATCCCATACTTCGTTGCGGGTCACATCGCCGGGAATCACATGGTAGCCGATCGACCAGGACTCCTCATCTCGTCCCCAGCCGACGATTTCCATCTCCAGCCGGTCAGCCTGGACGTCCACACCAGCCGTGACGAGCGCAGCACCCTCCGGCACCTCCGCTTCGAACGGCTCACAGCGATTCAACAGGGCATGAGCATCCGTCGGCACCTCGTGGGTGTCTTCCCAAAGCTCCGCCAGCACCGTGTTCAGGAATGCCTTCAGTGTCTCGGGCGACTTCTTCGCCGCGAGAAATTCGGTCGCGATAGCTCCCCATGACTTTTTGGGCGAGATCAACTGCGAGATGCGGAATCCGGGAACGGGTGAGGAAGGATTCGCCGCCCGGTATTCGCCGCGTTCCACCATCCACGCCTTCTGATGGTGGGGAATCAAATTCTGACACGCGGCGCACCGGTACATGGCCTCGTCGGGCTTTCCCTCGGGCCAGACCAGCCCCGGCCCCGTGCCATCCCCAAAGGCCAGCACCTGATACTCCCCGCACTTGGGGCAGGGCACGAAGTAATCACGCTGGTCACTCTCCCGCCAGGCAAGCTCAATCCGGCTGAGACCCTTAATCGTCGGCGTGGACGCCATGACGATCTTTTTGTTGTGGGCGAACTCGGCGGTGCGTTGAATCGCCAGTGACACTGGATCACCTTCGGTGCCGGCACTCGCCGGATACCGATCCACCTCGTCCAGCAGCGCATAGCGGATGGGCCGCATGGCAAGGCCCGAGGGAGAGATCGCACCGGTGAAGGTGATGTGGCCCGCGCCGTTTGCGAACACCTTGTGAAGCGTAGTGTTATTGGAATCGCGCGACTTGACGGGGGAAATTTTGCCGCGCAATGCCGGCGTGCTGCGGAACATCGGTGCCACGCGGTCCTTTGACAGCGCCTTGGCGTCCTCGCTCCGCGGCTCCACCAGCAGCACCGGGCCCGGATCGACGTCGGCGATGAAGCCGAGAAAGTTCAGCAACACCTCGGTCTTCATCAACTGCGCCGCCGACCACAGGACCACCTGCTGGCAAGGATGGCCGGAGCTCAGCACGTCCATCGGCTCGCGCTGGTAAGGTCGGGTGTGCCATTGACCACGCTCGGCTGCAGCTCCACCCGTGAGCACGCGGTTCTCATCGGCCCATTGGGAGACGGTGATGTCGCGTGGCGGTAGCATCGCCGCGGCACCCACTTCGTGAATCGAGAACGGCTGCATATCAGAGGCCCGCGTCCGCTACTGCCTTGCTCAGCTTCTTCAGCACGGCGGATACGTCGTTCAGGAGAATTCGGTGGGCGGCATGCTCGTCATCCACAGCGGCCAGCGCGGGCGCCAGGCGATCCGGCATCGCCATCAGGTGGTCCTTCACTATGGAAGAGAACGTCGAGGCATACTCGGCCGCGCGCGACGCCTGCATTAAGCGGCCCGCCCGCTCCTCGTACTCCATTTGCGCCACCTTCGCGTTGAAAGTCTCCTTGACGGCGCGGGCACGGAGAAACGATTGGACCGGATCGGACGAAGGTGATTCTACGCCTGCCACATGCGGCATCGCCGCGCGCGGCTGCGGGCGCGACGGTTTGGTTGGCTTCGCCGCCGGTGAAGGCCTCAGGGTCGCTGCGGCGAAAGTGTTCTGCTCCCAGTCCCTGTTGGCGCGATCGGGATTTATGCTCCCGTCCACTTCCGGTTTGATCCGTTTGGATGCGATCGCCTTGCGGACTGCGCTCTCGGAGCAACCGCGCATCCGGGCATAAGCACGAATTGAGATGCCCATCGCCTAACCTTCGCTTAATCCTTTTTCTGAAGATTCAGCTTGCTTCTTCGCCGAACCGAAGCAATGAATGAGTTCGCCATGATTACCAAGGACCAACTGATCACCTGGGCCACCGGCCATGGCTGGAAGCGCGACCGATGGGGCCACCTCCAGAAGGAGTTCGAAAACGGCACCCACCGGCTCAAGCTGAGCCGCA